AATGCAGTTGGTGCTGCCAATGCAGTGTTAAGCAAGTACTCGCCTGCAATCTCTAAACTAACACAAGACCTAACAGCAATGAAAGCCAAGGGCGTGATCAGTGCCATCAGTCCTTTCATTACTAGCAAGATCAGTGCTGGCAACTTTTCTGGCATGCTGGAAGGCTTTTACAGTTATCTAGCAACCAAGCTGAGTGGTCCTGCACAGGCCAAGCTCTTGGGCAATGCTGACGGTTATCTATACAAAGAAGGCCGTGCTGGACTTGAAGGCATGTTTGCAGTCTGGGTGGCAGTGTACAATCTCAAACTGGCAATCAAACAACAAATTGACGCAGGCCTTGCAGATGCAGATGTGCAAGCATTTACTGGCAACAAACCTGGTCATGAAGGCTATGTGTTTGGTGGCGGACAAAACAAAATTAAACTAGTAGACCGATTGGGATTCACAGCAGCCAACTTGGCCAAGAATGACGCATGAACTTTTTAACTGAACTAACTGAAGCAAGACTGTTTAGATATGAAGGCAACCTAGGCAACAAAACTGCACGTGAACTGGGCGAAATGCTGTTCATGAGCATACTGTGTTTGGAGATGCTGAGATATCTAAACGAACCAGCGGCCCGTGCCTATGCCAGCCAAACTCTGCGCTTCAATGAGTTTGATAAAATGCGCCCCAGCACCACAGACCTGGCCAACTTGATAGCAGTACTAAGCAACCAAGACGATTACTCAGAACAAATTGACGTAGACAAAAAGATCAGCCCACCTGTGCTACAGTTGAGAACATATTTTAGAAACATGATCAACGGTGGTAGTCAGCATGCTCTCAATAGATCCTTGTTGCTCAAGCTAGAAAGCTATCTAGGCATTCAAGCACAGGATCTGCGTCAGGTACGCAGGGTAGTTGGCGACTGGGCAGATCACGATAAAACCCAACATAACCTAGCATTCAAGCAACTTGTACGTGATATCTCTGCTAGATCACCGTTGTTGGACATTCTAACAATGGTCAAATCTCACTACTAACAAATAGTTTTTGGCGCAAGATCATAAATATCTACATGCGCGAAATGCGCTAAACATCTTAGGAGAAATAAAATGGCTTTAGTAACTAGAGTAAACGGAGATGCCCGTTCCGTATTTAACACAGGCTCAGCAACACGTAGTGACGCAAATGCACAACTAATTGCAACAGGTATCGCAGGTCCACTTACCACATTCCGTGTTGAGTGTTCAGGTAACTTGGCAGCACAACTAGGCACCGGCGGTGCAGTTGAAGCTGTTCTAAACGCAATCAGCTCCAACGCATCTGTGTTGGCTTATCAAGTTGATGGCACTGTTGCTGCCGGTGGTCTTGGTGCTCAAATCAGCATCTTGGTCGAGCGCAGTGGTTGGACAAGCAATGCAGCCGCACAATCTGTTGTGCAAGCTCTTGGTACCGTAAATGGTATCGGACTTGGTTCAGCATTGGTTGAAGGAACCACAGTTGGTTTCAACCTACGCCGTCCGTAATCAGTTAACAACTGAAACATTAAAAGCACCTCCGGGTGCTTTTTTTGTGACTAAATATCTGTATGACAGCGCCCTACTACTTCTCAGGAATTACTCTTGTTGATGTAACACAAACAGGTGTTACTCATGCCAATGGCACCAACGAGTTTGAACGCAATCAACAGCGCAACTGGGAAACAGTGCTACAAGCAATAGGCCTGCGAGCACAGCCCACTATCATTGACGGCCCCAGAGCAATAGAAATAAATCTCAAGTATGTCAAGTTTGGCGAACTGTATGAAGGCGTACACAAGGTCTGGGCCTGGAACTTTTCTGTAGAAGCAGATGGTGTGTTTCGCCAAGGTGATGACAACCTGGCATTGCTAGAACAAGACTTTGATAAAGTACCTGTCATTACATATCTATCTGAAACCGCACGTTTTCTCCTGCCTATATTCTACACACAAGGTGCCATTTGCAACATCTACTTCCGTGATGGATTGATGGATTTAGACAACATCTAGGATAAATAACTTGATAAATGCTACAGCGTTCATTAAGGCTCATTTCTGACACACATTGGCTCACAACAAAAAGCATTACCAAAAAGGGTGATAATTATGGCTGGCATGCCAACGACAGATATTGAAAAGGAAAACCTTGAAGCGCACGTAGAACTATGCGCAGAAAGGTACAAGCAATTGGAAACCAAACTTGATGGACTTGAAGTCCGTATGGACAAGTTGGAGGAACACGTGGTGTTCATTCGACAGCATTTGGCTGAGTCTGGAAACCAACAAAACAAACAACTAATAACTATAGGCACTACTGTTATCGGTGTACTAATGACAGCAGTAATTGGCTTACTTGTACATCTTGTAATGAAATAAATCGTGAAGATAGTCGAACTCTTAAATACTCTACAGCTTCCAATTACCAACGAAGAAGCAGACTTACTAGAAAAATTCAGCGAGGGTGAAGTGCATAGACAGGACCTCAATGAGCGAGACATTGTAATCGCAAACTCATTGGTCAACAAGGACGTACTTTACCGCAAAAATGAAAACGGGCGCATTACATACCACAAAAACATCTAAAAAAGAGCGAAGTGAAAAGATCGCAGCCGGCCAAGCCTTGGTCGGCTTTTTTATGGAATATCTCAACGTTTGGACCACAGAACAAGCCAACGAGCTCATAAAACAAAATCCTTCACTTTGCATTCCATATGGTGCCAACGGCTATATGATTGGCAGATACAAGGTAAAAGGAACATCCAGCCGGGTCTGGGAAGTATGCACTGCATACGGGGACAAGATGCACACCTTCCATGACAAGGCAGCGGCAGTGTTCTATTGTTACTATCTAAGTCGCAATACATTTGCACGTGCGCAGGAACTACTTACAGTTGATTCTGAAATTTTTAAGCTAAGTAATGATATAGGATATTATCAGCACGGTTATAAACAGGCGCTAAAACGCCAGGATTGGTTCAAAGTGGACTTGTTTACAACACGTACAGGACAGGCTAAAGTACAGCTTGAACATGCTCAAGAACGGTTACAAAAAACCTTGTGGGCGGCTAAATATAATAAAGTTTGGGATAGGAAACCATGAAACTACAAGAACTCGGATACAAACCATCTTCTAAGAAGATTAACAAAATCAATGAGAGCCGCTTTGGCTTTAGTATTGATTACAGCAAACTCAACCTGGACAAGGCACGCCGCATGAGCCATGCGCTCGGCGAAAACCTTAACCAAGTTCGCAGAAGTTTTGGCGCTCACTCAGCAGAGAAGAATCCAAAATACATGGAACTTCTAATGGTGCGTGAAGGCCTTAATCGTTGGATTGACGAACACCGTCCACTCACCGAAAGTGAAATGGCCAAGAGTGAAGCTATCTTAGCTGCCAAAGACATGGTAGACAGCGTACAAGACTTCATTGAAGATGTAAGCAAAATGCAGAACGAGCAAATGCCTGCTCTGCTTGATACAATTCGCGACCAAATTGGTTCTAGCGAAGCTGACATGTTCAAGGGCAAAGTTGGTGGCGTACTAGGTAGCATCCTAACACAGCTACAAGATGCTCGTGAGCAACTGGACAGTGCCGCACGTGGCCTGGCTGGCGAAAGCACTGGCGATGAAATGAGCATGGGTGGCGCAGGTGGCGGACTTGATGTTGATCCAACTGCAATGGCACCAGCTCCTGCTAGTGATCTTGACACAGAAGAACCGATGGGTGACACCTTTGGCGCAACTGATGCAGCCGCTGGTGGTACAGAAGACCTAGGCAGAGAAAAGAGATAAACTGTGAGAATAGTTGAGTTTGACTCGTCAAATGCTAACAGTAGCGACGATGGGACAAACAACTTGCTCACAGTTCTAAATTTTCTAAAGACTCGGTCTGAAGAAAAGAATCTCAAGCCGGTTGTCTCCACTCGTAGTCTTATCAACATGGTGCGCAACACAGGGCACCATGATTTCAACTACGACACCTTGATTGCCGCAAATGAAAATCCCACAGTAAAAAACATGATTGCTAACATGACCAAAGACTCTGTTGAGCTCACTAGCAATCTTGACACTGACAGTGTACAGAACCAACCTATCCAAAACACCGACAGCCCAGTCAACACCGTTTCCAGCATGGCGAAACGGGCCCTAAATAAACGTTCCTAACAGTTGACAATACTGAGTAAATACCTTATACTACTATAAGGACATTTCAGTATGGCATATTCAAACAAAGTAATTGATCATTACGAGAACCCTCGTAACGTGGGCTCTTTTGACAAGGGCGACGAAGATGTGGGCACCGGCATGGTCGGTGCTCCTGCCTGCGGTGATGTTATGAAACTACAGATAAAGGTACATGATGGCATTATCACGGACGCAAAATTCAAAACATATGGCTGTGGCTCGGCCATTGCAAGTTCATCACTCGTTACGGAGTGGGTCAAAGGTAAGAGCTTGGCAGAAGCCGGATCTATTAAGAATAGTGAGATCGCCGAACATCTTGCACTCCCCCCAGTTAAAATACATTGCTCAATTCTTGCTGAAGACGCGATTCAAGCGGCCATAGCAGACTACAAACAAAAACATGATCACTCTAACTGAACGTGCGGCAAAGAAAATCTCAGACAGCATAGCCAAACGCGGATCTGGAGTGGGCATACGTATAGGTGTTAGAACTACTGGTTGCTCTGGCATGGCTTATGTGTTAGAATACATAGATCATGTGCCTGTGACCAGAGACTGGTTCAAATATGAACATCACGGCGCAACAGTTTGGGTAAACGGTAAAGACTCAGTTTACTTGAATGGACTAGAAGTAGACTATGTGCGTAACGGCCTAAATGAAGGCTTTGAATTTACAAACCCACTGGAGCGAGATCGTTGCGGATGCGGCGAATCTTTTAGAATATGATTATCAATAAATTTGACTACAAGCCATTGAGCAGAACCACACTAGAGGGCAAACGACATTACTGTTTACCTGACGGTAGCAAAGTGCCCAGTGTGACTACAATCCTAGATCGCACCAAAAGCGAAGAAAGCAAGGCAGCACTGGAAAACTGGCGCAAGGCCATTGGACATGAACGTGCGCAGGCCATCACAACAGAAGCTGCCAACCGTGGCACTAGAATGCACAGCTACCTGGAATCATACATTCTTAGCGATGACATGAAACCCTTGCCTACTAATCCGTATGCTCATCCTAGTTGGTTCATGGCTGCAGAAGTTATCCTCAACGGACTCAGCAATGTGGATGAATTTTGGGGATCAGAAGTGCCTGTGTATTATAGCGGGTTATATGCTGGCACCACAGACTGTGTGGGTGTGTGGAAAGGCAAGCCTGCAATCATGGACTTCAAGCAAAGCAACAAAGTTAAAAAGCGTGAATACATTGATGACTACTTTATTCAGCTTGCGGCCTATGCTGCCGCCCACAACGAAACACACGGCACAGACATCAATACCGGCGTGATTCTAATGGCTGTACAGCCAAAATTGCTAGAAGACGGCACCTACAGTACGCCGCAGTATCTAGAGTTCACAGTTGAAGGCAGCGAGTTTGATCACTGGCACCAGGAATGGATGAAACGAGTTGAGCTCTATTACCAGATGAGCTAAATACTGGATACATTCCGGGATTTAGAACATGGCAATAGTACAGATAAGCCGCATACAACACCGCAGGGGACTGGACCAAGATTTACCAAATCTTTCCTCAGCAGAGTTTGGATGGGCAGTAGATACACAAAAATTATACATTGGTAACGGTACCCTGTTGGAAGGTGCCCCAATTGAGGGTGTTTCAGAGATTCTAACAGAACACACCAACTTGGTGGAGCAAATCGACGAGTACGTTTTCCAGGGTTCCGAAACAGGTTACACATCACAAACTGGTCCAGACGTTCTTAATCCAGTACAGCGCACACTGCAAGATCGCTTGGACGATGACGTTAACATCAAAAACTTTGGTGCCACAGGTGACGGTGTCACAGACGACACGTTGGCAATTCAACGTGCGCTGGATCAAATTTACTTTGGTACTTTTGCATATTCTACACCACAACTGCGTAGGATTATTAAATTTCCTGCAGGTATCTACATTATTACCAACAGCTTGAAAATTCCAGGATACTGTATTCTAGTGGGTGACGGTAAAGATCGTACTTTTATTAGACAAACAGATCCCAACTATCCACTGGCACAACTGAGTGACAGCTTTGGTCAGTATGGTGCCAGCTACGGAGTTGGTGGCCCTAGCTATCCGCCACGTGTGTTGTTAGAAGGCATGACACTGAACCAAACACGTCAGGACAAGAACATTGTTGAACTCAATGCATCCACAGACGTGGTGTTCCGCCGAGTGAGATTTTTAGGCAACACAGACAGCACCACAGACCGCGCTGGTATCTATGGTCGTAGCACAGTGGGGGTTGACATTGCACACCTGACCATTGACAACTGTGAGTTTGAAAACTGCTACAAAGGCATTGATATTATTGCCAATGTGTCCAAGATTACCAACAGCACGTTCCGTAGTGGTTACTATGGTATCTACATGGACAGCACCACTGCCAACACAAGTATTCGCAGTGTTAAAATTACCAACAACGGATTTGATGGCATTTACAATCAAGGCATTTGGTTGGTCAACAACGTTGGGGTACAAACCAGCAGTATCACAGCCAGCAACGACTTTGCTGCCAACGTAGGAAAACAATTTGGTGCCGTTGACCGCACTGAACTGATTAGACTGCAAGGCATTGGAGTATACAGTGTGGGTGACATACACACTAGATCGTCAGCCGCACCTGGGCCATTGCAACGTCCTATCATTACCAACGGAACTGGTAATGTTGTTATTGACAACTATGAAGGCATCACTACAGGTCTTGCTACCCGTGGCGCAGGACGTAGTATATCGTTGCCTGCTAGTCAAACCAATGCAAACTCTGGCATCTTACTATGCTCTAGTGCGCAAAACGCAAGTCGTTTCAATTATACCATTGTTCGCCCAACATCAAGTGCAATACGTGCCGGCACTATCACTGTCAATTACAACAGCACATATTCAATCATGGAGTACCAAGACGACTACATGGAAAAGCCAGACAACACAAGTCTTGCACCTCTACCAGGGTCTACAGGCACTATCCTGACACCTACTGTGGTTGGATCCAATGTATGGCTATACTACACTACCACAAGCAGTGGATTTGCCAACGTAACCTATTCTACAGACAGCCTCGATCAACTTAGTTAAATAGTTCATGTGGAACTTATCACCTGATGATCGATTGGATCATTGGCGAGCCTTTAGACTAGAGTTAGACGCTCTTTCATTCGAACAAGCACTGCAACGGTGCTCGCATCTATGGAGTTATGCTCCGTTTGTCCCGCGCCATCTCAAACCTGAGTGGGTCGAAAGTTGGCCCGGCCCCTGGGAACTATTGGCAGAAAATCGCTATTGTGATCTTGCAAAAGCCCTTGGGATGCTGTATACTTTATATCTTACCAGCCACGGTGCCCAGTTGGATATAGAGATAAGAATTTACCAAGACCCTCAGTCCGGTGAACGCTACAATTTAGTTTGGATTGATCAGGGGAAATATGTTCTTAATTTATCGCACGATGAGGTAGTAAATACTCAACATGTTCAACAACAACACCTAGCACTAGAATTCAAATACACAAGTGAAGACTTGGGTATACACAAATATAAATGAAACAGAGGAATCTATCAAGTGAGTCAAATACAAGTAACCAAAAGAGACGGCAGCAGAGAATCGTTAGACCTAGAAAAACTACACAAAGTTGTGTTCTGGGCTACAGAGGGGATCACAGGTGTTAGTGCAAGTGAAGTTGAAATCAAAAGTCATCTACAGTTTTACAACGGAATTAAAACAACAGATATTCAAGAAACACTGATCAAGAGTGCGGCAGATCTAATCAGTGAAGAGACCCCCAACTACCAATACGTGGCCGGCAGGCTGATAACCTACCACCTTCGCAAACAAGTCTACAATGACTATGAGCCGTGGCCCCTGCTGACCCTCGTTCAACAAAACGTGGAGAGCGGATTCTATGATGCAGGACTTCTCGCCGCCTACTCTACAGAAGAATGGAACACACTAAACAATTACATCAAGCACGAACGTGACGAGCAGTTGACCTACGTGGCCATGGAACAAATGCGTGGCAAGTATCTGGTACAAAATCGTGTGACAGGTGAGATCATGGAAACACCGCAGATCACCTATATCTTGATTGCGGCCACACTGTTCCAGAAGTATCCAACAGCAACACGACTGCAATGGGTCAAAGAATACTACGATGCCATTAGCACACACGACATCAGCTTGCCCACTCCTATCATGGCAGGCCTGCGCACACCACAGAAACAATTTTCATCATGTGTGTTGATTGAAACAGATGACAGCCTTGACAGCATCAACGCCACAGCATCAAGCATTGTCAAGTATGTGAGCCAAAAGGCCGGTATTGGTATTGGCGCAGGACGTATACGTGCATTGGGTTCTCCAATACGTAAAGGTGATGCATATCACACAGGTGTTGTACCGTTCTTCAAGCATTTTCAAACTGCCACACGTAGCTGTAGCCAAGGCGGTGTACGTAATGGCGCCGCCACCTTGTATTACCCAATATGGCATCTTGAAGCTGAAGACCTGCTGGTACTAAAGAACAACAAAGGCACCGAAGAAAATCGTGTGCGTCATATGGACTATGGAGTACAGTTCAACAAGCTGATGTACGAACGACTGTTGACCAATGGTGATATCACATTGTTCTCACCACACGACTTGCCGGAGATGTACGAAGCATTTTTCAATGATCAAGATCGTTTCAAAGAACTGTACGAACGTGCAGAACGCAATACCAAACTTCGCAAGAAGACTATCAAAGCCGTTGCTTTGTTCTCCAGCTTCATGCAAGAGCGCAAAGACACTGGCCGTATCTATCTACAGAACGTGGATCATGCCAACACACATAGCCCGTTCAAAGAAAAGATTGCTCCTATCAAAATGAGCAATTTGTGTACTGAAATTGATTTGCCTACGGTGCCATTGAAAGATATCAACGACGAAGATGGTAGGATTGCACTGTGTACTTTGAGTGCAGCCAATTGGGGCAATGTAAAAAGCCCACATGATTTCGAACGCATTGGTCGCCTGGCAGTACGTGGCTTGGATGCCTTGTTGAGCTATCAAGATTATCCAGTTAAAGCCGCACGTTTGGCCACAGAAGAGTTCCGTCCGTTAGGAATTGGTATTATTAATCTAGCCTACTTCTTGGCCAAGAATGACGTCAGCTATTCAGATCCACGTGCCTTGACACTGGTTGACGAGTATGCAGAAGCATGGAGTTATTACCTGATCAAAGCCAGCGCAGATCTAGCCAAGGAGCAAGGTCCTTGCCTGCGTTGGCAAGATCTAAAGTACGCAGATGGCCTGTTGCCAATTGACACACGTAAAAAAGACGTTGACGAATTGGTACCATATGAAGAACGCATGAACTGGCGTGCCTTGCGTGAACAGATACTTGATACAGGTATTCGCAATGCCACACTAATGGCCTTGATGCCTGCAGAAACCAGCGCACAGATTGCCAATGCCACCAATGGCATTGAACCACCACGCAGTTACGTTAGTGTGAAACAAAGCAAACATGGTGTGCTAAAACAAGTGGTACCAGAGTATCGCAAACTCAAAAACAAGTATGAACTGTTATGGGATCAGAAAAGCCCTGAAGGTTACATGAACATTTGTGCAGTGTTGCAAAAATACATTGACCAAGGCATTTCAGTCAACACCAGCTACAACCCACAGTACTATGATGACGAGAAGATTCCAATGAGCACCATGCTTCAGCATCTACTACAATTCTACAAGTACGGTGGCAAGCAACTGTACTATTTCAACACCTACGATGGTCAAGGCGAGATTGATGTGGACAAAATGTCTGCCGCTGCCGCATTGCCCGAAGAAGCTATCTCAGATGTCGACTGCGAGTCGTGCGTTATCTAACTAAAGAAAAAGAAAAA